AAGCGGGACCCGTTGGTGTTGCCGGTGGGGAAGGAGGTCTAAATGGATTTTATCACCATCACGCTCATCATAATCGCCCTGCTGTATCTCTCAGCATGGCTGTTTCCACCACCGGATGAACCGCCCCACATGGGGGCGTAGGCACAAAAAAGCCCTGGCTGGCTCGTGTGAGCTAACCAGGGCTTTTGTCGTTTCTGGGTTGTCTAGGCGCGGGGCACGAACGGGGCATACTTGAGGATCAGGCTGACCACCGTTGCGCTGAGGAAGCCCGCCACCGAGGCCCAGGTCTTGAGCTGCACCTGCCCCTTTTCGAGGTCACCGATCCGTTTGCTGTGGTCGTCCAACACGGCCAGCCGGTCCCGGATCGCCTGCAACTCGGCCAGCACACGCCCCTGGAAGATGCCTCGCTCAATTTCCGCGCTCATCGGGTGTTCCTCCCAGCGTGCGTGCCACAGCCGTGAGGGCAGCCACTTCCTTCGGGCCAATCACCCGTTTTCCTTTGATGATGCTGCGAACGATCTGTTCCCCGTTCGGGGCAGCCAGCAGGGCCTTGGAGACCCAGTGCGGGAGAGCCACGGAGCCCAGGCCCACTGTTGTCCCAACCGCATAGCCAATAGGTTGACCACCAAAGACCTGCCCACCGAGGATCGCCCCACCGGCTGCGGCACCGAGGGACTTACCCATGATCGCAGAGCCCCATGGGAATTGTCCTATAGCGGCTTTGAGGTCCGGTGCTTCTGGCATATTGGGAATTTTCTCGGCTGGTAGTTTAGTGAGGTTCTCTTCCAGGAACTGAAGCTCCTGGGGCGTGAAGCTGCCCGCAAAGAAGCGGTCGTGGTCCCGGAGCTGCTCAAAGTTATCCAGGATTGCCCCGGTCTTGGCTTCCTTCCCTACCCCTGGGATATTCCGGTAGCCCTTCTTCACGTTAAACAGGTCTATGTAGTCGTTCAGGGCAAGCTGTTTCCGGTAGGCGGCATTCGCCTCCTTCCACTTTTCGATAGCGGTTGCCGCTCGCGGGTCGCTGGTGGCTGCCTGCTCCAGGGCATCGTCAAGCGAAGCATACAGTTCCTTGGCTGCACCTAGCTCCTCCCCGCCTGACCGTTGGAGTTTCCCAATGAGTTGTCCCAGCCGTCGCTGCGTGGCAATCACTCGCCCCAGGCTCTCCCCTCCGGGGGAACCACCCGTCATGGTAGTAATCGGCTGCCCGTTTGGTCCCAGGAGTGAGCTTGTGATGGTAGTCGGAGCCTGCGGGGCTCCGAAGTCCCCCAGGGCTTCCGCCAACCTGGCGTACCTCTTGGGCTGGAGGGGGTCAGCGGGCTGGCGCAGCTCTACGCCCAGGTCCTTAGCTGTCTGATTGAAGTTCGTTAAATCTATCGCGTTTGCGCCCCCTGCGGCGGTCTTGGAGGCACTGTAGGCTCCGGTGTAGTCCCCTACCTTGACCTGTCTCTCGGCAGTCCCAGGGACCTCCTGGAGGGCATCCCCGTGCGCCTGGATCGCTGCGTTGCGAGCACTGACCTGCTGGCCGTACTCTGCTGCCTTAGCGTCTACGTCCTTCACGGCCTGCTGAGCGGGCTTGGTCGTATACCGTCCTGTCGCGGTCACTGCCCCAATTACCGCAGGAGTGGCCGTGTTAATCACGTCATCGAGCGTCGGGCTACCGAAGGGCTTGCCTTCCCGGTAGCCCAGGGCTTTGTTGGCCTGGTTCGCCAGGTAGCCTCCGGCAGCCGTCCCGGCCAGCGGGGCACCGATCTGTGCCCCCAAGGCTCCGCCCCCTACCTGCCCTGCTGTGTCGATTGCCAGCGGCACGGCCTCATGGACGGCCCGCTTGGCTGCCCCTCCCAGAAGCGAAGGCGCGGCCTTCCCTACCGTCTTCAGGAGGTCCTGGGTGCTCTGCTTCGGGGGCAGGGTGAGCCCTTCCGTCTGCTCGTCCCCGTAGATAAACTGCTTCCGCTGCTCCGGGGTGGCCTGCTGGTAGGCTCCGATGAGCTTCTGCCGCAGGTCAGCCGGTGCACTCTGGTACTCTTTACTGGTCAGGAACGCTTTGAGGTCGGGGTCACCGAAGCCAAAGATCGGCATCACCGGCCTCCCTTCTGCCTGTAGTACTCTTCAATCACTTGCCGCATGGGGTTCGGAGCCTTCCCGCTCGGGGGTTGCGTGGGGACAGCACTCGGCTCCCGGCCACCCGTACCTGCGGGCGGGGTCACTTCCAACCGGAGCTTGGCGCGGGCCAGCTCAGGCAAGGCCTCGGGCACTCGCTGGTGGAGATCGACTGCCGTCTGCCGGGTAATGTCGTGCCGCAACTTGGCGTAGTCCTGGATGCCTTCCAGCTTGCCCATGATGTTTTCTGGGGTGGCATCAGCCAGGCTGGTCAGGAACGGCTCCGCTGCTTCCGTCTCCCCTGCGGTCTGGGCCGTCCCGATAAACGTCTTGCGGAGTTCCAGCATCTGGAGCGCGAGCTTGGCGGCGAATCGCTGCTGGTCATTCGTGTACCCTTTGACCTTCCGGGCACGGAACCGCTCGTACCACGCCTTGGGGTTGCTGAGCATCCCGCCTATGACTGGTTCAAGGGTCTTCAGCGTGTCCGGGTCCTGGAGCTGTTCGATCAGCCCGCCACTCAGCCGGTAGATCGTGGCGTACCCAGCCAACGTGTCCTGTTGCTTCTCGGGCAGCTTCTCGCTGGCCTGGAGGTCGCCCTTCTCTCGTACATTTCCTTGCGTGGTCCCTCCGGGGGTCCCGTAGGCCAGGTTCTGCTCGGGGGTTAGGAGCTTCCGGTCTTCCTCTTCCTGGCGCACTCTGCTGCTTGCCTTGGCCGTTGCCTCAGTCTCCTGGGCTTTGTCTTCGGCCTGGAAGCTCGGGGCAGCCGCGACAGCGGCCTGCATCTGCTGTGGGGTCCACTGCTGCCACGGGGTCATGAAGCCCAGCTTCCGCCCTGCCATGAGGATTGAGGCATCTGGCTTGTTCGTATCGTAGCGTTTCTCAATCCGGTCGATCTCTGCCTGGTGCTGCTTGATTTGTTCCTGCCAGAGGTTGGTCAGCCGCTGCGCTCCTGGGCTGGCAAGCACAGCCGGGGAGAAAGCGCTGAGCTGCCTCGTGAGCTTGTCTATCTGCTGCTTGTGGTACAGCAGGGTGGCCTTCTCCTGGTCGTTCGCCTGCGCCTGTGCCTCGGTTCCTGGGCGGGGCATCGTCCCCCCGTAGAGGGGCATGTGGGCTGCTACGTGCTGCACATACTGGGGGTCGCTGCCGCCATTGTAGGCCATCAGGGCCTGGGGGACGTTGCCGTTGTGCTGTTGCAGGAGGCTGGCGAGGTGGGTCAGCCCGGCGTTGGCGCTGGCGTAGGGGTTGGTCCGGGTCTGCGGGGTCTGCCCGTACGCGGCCCCCGTGGCGTTGGTCACCTGGGCGAGGCCTTGGACCCCGGTGGGGCTGGTGGCCTGCGGGTCCCAGCCGCTCTCCTGATGGATCAGCGCTTGGGCTAGGGCGGGGTCGATGCCCAGGGCGTTGGCCCGTGCCACGACGAACCGTTGCACGTTCTGCCCCTCCGGGGTGGAGAGGAAGGGCGGCAGGCTGGCGGACGTACCCTGCAGGGAAGGCCCCTGGCTGCCCCCAGGTTGCACGGGGAGGAGGGGGGTGGACTGAGGGGACGGGGTGGCCTGCGGACCCTCTGTGGGCGATTCTGAGAGGTTCTGGAGGCTCTTTCCGGCCTGCTCCAGCATCTGGGCGTTGGCGTTCTTCTCCTTGGTTTCTGCCTCAAGTTTCGAGGTCTGGGCGAGGTGCTGCTTCGCCTGGGCGATCATCGAAAAGAGCTTGCTGTTGCCTGCCAGGGTGCCGTTGAGGAACCGCTGGACTTCCTCCGGGGGTGTGCCGGGGAATAGCTCCGGGATCATCTTCTGGTTGACGTACTTGATCGCTGTCACATCGTCCGCGTCGGCCTTGCCCATAAAGTCCAGGAGGGCCTTGTCCAGGGGGCGGCCCTTAGCCTGGGACCAGCGGCCCCACTGGTCGAGGAGGGCCTTACGGATCGGGCTGCCGGGCTCGGAGTTCTCCCAGCCCTTGGCAAAGTTCATCTCCACCTGGGCGTCCTGGTTCTTTTGGGAGTCGATCCCGGCCTGCTGGAGGTTGAACCGCTGCACCTTGTTGGCGTAGGCTTCTGCTGCCCCGGAGGGGTTGACAAGCCGCTCCCACCAGGACAGGGGAGCCTGGGCCTTGAGGGCTTCATACTGGGCAGCCGGGTTGGGTGGCGCGGTGGGTGCGGGGGCCGGTGCGGGGGTAGGGGCTTGGTAGCCTTGGTCCCCCGGCTGGAGCTGGACATAGTTGGAGCGGTCAGGGTAGAGGTCAGCTAAGGTAGTCATCAGACAAATCCTCCCCCTGCGCCTTTGCCAAGGGACGACCCTGCGGATTGGGCGAGCGAGCGCCAGAAGATGTTGTTTTGGTTCGTGGCGTCGTTGGTCACCTTCCCCTGCCAGTCGGCACCGGCCCACGGGAGAGCCGTGTTATTGGTCCCAAGCTGGCCGGTGAGGGCTGCCAGGCTCTGGTAGCCAGGGTCCTTGTAGCCCCCGATGATGCCGCCATACAGGTTGTTGAGGCGTTGGCCCTGGTTGGCAAGAGCGGCTTGGCTGATTGTCGGGTAGGCGTTGGCTGCTTGGGCCAGGGCCGCTAGCGTGCCGAAGGTCGAACTGTTGATGCCACTCTGGTAGGCCGTGTCGCCCTGGGCCTTGGTAGAAAGGATGGGCTGGAGCATCTGGGCAGTCTGGGATAGGGAGGTGTTGCGGTTGAGGTTGGCCGTGTTGAGGGCGTTGGCGGCGGTGAGCGCTGGGGCGGTGACCCCGTTCAGGGCCTGCAGGGTGGAGAGGTTGCCTCCTTGCAGGTTGAGGAAGTTGCTTACACTGCTGTTCATCGCTTGCTGTTGCTGGTCGTAGAGGACCTCGGCCTTCCGCTTGTTGAAGTCGGCCAGGGCCGCGCTGCCGGGTGAGCTTGTGGCGTAGTCCGGGCCAAGGCTGGCCTGAAGCTGACTGCGGAGCTGCCGCTCCTGTTCGTCGAGTTGACGCTGGAGGCCAGGGTCTACGGGCAGGTTGCCCTGGAGGGCCTGGTTGGCGCGGGTGATGAACTGCCCCTGGAGGGTGCGGGCTCCCTGCTCCGGGCTGTTCCAGTCGATGATGAGGTTGCCGTTCTGGTCTCGCGTGACGCCCATGCGGTAGAGGGCTGGGTCCTGGAGGGCCTGGGCGGTCGTGAGCTGCCCCTGCATTGCCTGGAGGGCCTGCGGCGTGTAGCCACCGGGGGAAAGGAGGCTGTCGTAGGCAGCTTGCTGGGCTCCTACGGCCTGGTTGATCTGGGCATCCTCAGCCTGGTCGAAGAGGCCCCGCTGGGTGCCGAGGTAGTTGTGGCCCAGGAAGTCACCAGAGCCTATCGTGGCGTTCCAATCGACCCGGCCATCGGCGGTAAAGTAGGGGTTGAGTCCCAGGGCACGCGCCGTAGCTGCGTCGGCCCCTTCAGCGGTCTGCATATCGGGGCTCTGCCCCTGGGGCGTGTTCTGGTAGCCGATCACTCGGCCTGCTTCATCAAAGGTGGGTGTCACGCCCAGGGTCTGGTAGACGAGGGGGAGGAGGTTTTGCTGGGCCAGGGATTGATTGCCAAGCTGCTGGCGGTAGTTGTTGAGAGCCTCGTTGGCCTGCCCGCCGTAGTTGAGCTGCTGTACAATGAGACGCTGTTTCTGGTCGTCGGAGAGGCCCTCAAACTCGGGGGCTCCGCCTTGCCCGGTAAATACGTTTCCTATCCCCTCAAAATATTCCAGCCAAAACTGGACCTACTCTTTCTAGGCTACTTGTACTCGGTGCTTAACGAGTCTTTCAACCCATGACATAAACTCATCATACGGCTGGTCTACTTTTGCACGGTTACAAGGCCAACAGCAGGGCAAACAGTTAGAAAAAGTATAACCCTGGTTGTTATCCTTACGGTCGATTCCATTTTGAGGGGAAGGGGTTTGACCGCAGTAATGACAAGGTTGATTCTCTAGACTTTCAAACTCTTCAACTGTTAGGGAGAAGCTGTACCCTCTGGTTTTAGCTCCCTGGCGGTAGTTGCGGAAGCGACGGTTGCGCTCAACTATGTAGGGATCGAGGTGCTTTCGGGAGTCAGCAGCCCACGCTTTTTCTAGATTTGGGCGGCAACTTGTAAGTTTTGAGCACCCACAGCTTCTTATAGGTTTACGTTTTCGAAGTAAGTAATCGCATCGTATCTGTTTCTCAACTCCACACGTACAGTGCACAATATACGTTGGGCGTGTTCGTCCAGGAGCGGTTTGGATACGTGGACCTAGATTAAGTACCGTTAAGGCGTCGAACGTTTTACCAACGTATTGTTTGTAGGTTCCAGGGGTGGCCATTAGATGCCTGTCTTAACGTGGTAGAGGTCCATGCGGAGATGGGGGAGAGAGCCGACCAGGTCACCCTGCTTGAGGTCAGCAAAGATACGCTTGCCGGACGGCTTAAAAGAGGGCACAAGGATCAGGTAGCCCGGTACGCCCGCCTCCCGCAGGATCGCCTCGTAGGTGTCTACCAGACGGATCACGGTAGGCACGTGGTTCTTGATCGTATACGAGACGTGGAAGGGGGAGGCCACGAGGCCATACCGGGGGTGGAACTGGGAGGCCAGGACGCCCACCGTCTGCCCGTCCCGCCGTGCATACACCGTGGGGAACGAGACGGTAAACGGCTTGTACTCAGGCCAGCCTTCGGCCTTCGCCTGCGGGTGGGCAGCCTCGGCTTTGAAGAAGGCGTGCAGGGCCTTGTAATCGGCAGGTGTGTTGGCAAGGTGGTAGGTGGTGCGTGCAGCGTACATTAGCGGCTCGCGGCTCCGGTGTACTCAAACCAGTGGCCATCGGGGGCCACAGAGCCCGTGTTGGTGTCTGCGCCGTCGCTGCCCAGGCGGGAGACCTGGACGGAGATCACATCCCCAGCGGCAAACGAAGCTCCGCTGATGGTGATGCTTGTCACGTGCGAGTTGGTGTCACCGGGGGTGAAGTCGATGTCTGAAGCTGCTACGTTAGAGATCGCTGCGCCGTCGCGGACCCGGAAGACCACGCTAGTCATGCGGGAACTGCCTGCGGCAGAGGAGGAGCGGCGGAAGATTTTGAGCGTCAGGTTGCTACTTGCTTGCCACCCGTCAGGAACCTGGAGCCGGTAAAAGGCAATAGTCGTGCCCGTAGCATGCCAGGTGCCGTCCGTGGCTTCGATGAACTGCACACTGCCGTGGGTCTTGCGTGTCGTGTATGTCTCATACCACTGGCTGGTACCCTTCTGTTCCACAATCATCTTGCGGAGGGCAGCCAGCTCCTCTGCCAGGGAGCCGGGGAGGACCTCGGAGCCGACCTCACCAGGGTCAAAGACGGTCTGCATTTGCGAGGCATCCTGGGAGTAGTCGTCAATCGAGGCGGGGATGTTGTTGTCCACATGGTTCTGGTGGTCAGCATTATATTCGGCAGCCGTGAGAACAACACCATCAGAGCGGGGGGTAATTGAGTAGAGACCGGACACTATTCTGCTCCTAGCGTAAAGTATAGGCGGGCACGTGCTATCGCAAAGTCCGCGTTGAGCACGCTGTTGCGGAAGGCGAGGGTGAGGAACTTGCCGCCTCCGTAGAGGCGTTTGCGCTGGGTGTTCTGGCTGGAACCGCCCAGCATACTGGTCCCCAGCACGAAGGTGCCCAGGGGTGTGCCGCTGGTGGTCAGGTGGAACGCAACAGTCTGCACATGCTTGCCATCCCACTCCAGGTCCACGTTGACCGTATTGGTGTCGATCGGGGCGTAGATCAACTCTAGAAACTCGGCGTTCTTCTTGCGGTGAGCATAGGAGGAATCGACAAAACCGAGGTCGGTCGGGACTGTCTTGGCTTCAGAGGCGTAGGCGGCGTCATCCACGTTGCGGGTGTCCTGGTCGAGCTGCCACACAAACCCGGCAGAATCGCCGGTTATGACCCGCTGGATACCGTCGCTGTCTTCCCGGAGCCAGAGTGCTTCGCACTCGGTCAGGGTCGAGAGGCGGAACCGGGGGGCCTGGGGCACGAAGAGATCGATTACCAGCCGGGTATCGTTGACCGTGCCCGAGGGACTTGTGAAGGCAAAGTGGACTTCCCGCTTGGCCGCATAGTAGATGCTGCGGACGGTGTTGAGCTTCCCCAGGTCCAGGGTCTCCCGGAGGAGAGGGTCCAGGAAAACTTGCTGGCTATAGGACTGCTGAATGACATCACCAAACGCGGAGGTGGTGATGAGGCTCTGGATCACGCCGGTAGAGTCGAGAAAGAGCACATCTGAGTCGGTTTCCACCTGCCCCCAGGGGCTGATGCCGCCTACGGCTTTGGTGATCCGGCGCACGGTCCAGTTGCTGGCCGAGGCATCCCGCATGTCCACGGCGTAGATGCCCTTCGGACGCTTCCACAGGATCGCCAGGCCGTTGAAGGAGAGCCCGCCCACGAGCGCCTCCCCTTCCCCAGGGTAGATCGCCAGGGAGCCTGCGCCTGCCCCGGTGAAGTCTTCGTGGTCGGTCGTGGTCGAATAGTAGAGGCGGTGCGGGTCGTTGGCGTTCCCGGCTGCACAGAGGCGGAAGGCGTGGATGAAACCGAAGGTTGGCTGGTTGCTGCCGGACCAGTCGGTGGGCGGGGTGGTTATGTCTGCGGTGGTTGCGTTGTCATCGGCCAGCACCTGCACAACATTCGTGCCCGTGAAGACGAACAGCTTGCGGTCGTTGGCTGCGGCCTCCTTCCCCCCCTCACAGAAGAAGGGGCGTATGCCCGTGGAGAGGCCCGACTTGAGGGTGGTGGCGAAAGTCCCGGCCCCCGTGTCCTTCAGTAGCGTGCCGTCATCGCAGGCCACGACCATGCGCTGCGCCAGGGCGTTGGTCCGGTGGTCCCAGCCCCCTACGACGGTGGGTGGGCCAGCGATTGCCGTACTGTTGTACTTGGTCGCTCCGCCTTCTTTCCGCAGCGTGCCATCGTAGTAGCTGACGTTGGTCGCTTCGGAGAGGTAGCCGGGGTTCAGGGCGGTCAGGTTTTTGGAGCCGGTTAGCCCCTGGGTGCCTAGTGGCAACTCAGCGACGATCCCACGGTAAGCCATAGGTTAGGCAATCAGTAAGCCCGACTCGGTACGTAGCCGGCCACGGGCGCGGTTGTACGTCAGGCGGGGTTTCAGGCGGAAGGCGTTTTTGGTGGCGGTCGTCATCTGGTAGCGGTTCTCTGCCGCCATGCCCTTCAGACCCAGCATCGCCACCTGGGCTGCGCCGGTGGCCCGGTCATCGTTCTTGATGCCGTGGAGGTAGGCCACGAGGAAGTCGGAGAGCAGCGAGCGCCACTTGAGTGGGAGGCGGGGTTCTTCGGTCGTTCCTGGGCTCGTGAGCGGGTCCGGCATGAAGAGGTAGTCGTAGTCTACCCGGTACACGTCTGTCGATTGTGGGCCACCACAGCGGTTAAAACGGACCCTTCTGACGCCCTGGGTGACTTCCCCGATGGGGGAGAAGTAGTCCGGGATGCCCGTTTCCATCAGTGCCAGGGGGGACTGCTCGGTCACGGTGTCCCACTCTGCCGCGTAGACCTTGTAGTCACTCCGGGAGTTGAGACCGCCGTTGCGGTAGGTGGTCATCGGGGCGATGACGCGCATCACATCACTCGCCAGGTCATAGTCGGTCAGGAACAGGGTGTACGTGGCGGCACTGTCGGTTGTCCCCGTGTACACCGAGTCGAGCGTCAGGGCCGTGCCGCCAGCCGTGTGCGTTGAGACCCGGAAGATGTCCGGGTGGGTGGAGACCTTGATGAACCAGTTGGCAACCGAGAGACTGCCCCCGGCATAGTCAATTGGGGCGTCGGTCAAGGTAGCGTCTACGGAGCCCAGGGTGACCGAGACGGTACCCGTGGTGACCGGGGGCTGGAGGATGAGGACCCCTGGGGAGGGCTTACGGAGCCAGGCCCAGTCTTCATTCATGTTCGGGTCTAGCTCGGAACCACCTCGGCATATCTGGAAGTAGAGGTTATTGAGGTAGCTCAGGGCCTGGTCAGCGTAGTCGCTAGTGCCGTCTGTCGCCTCTCCGGCTCGGAACAGGGCATCAGCTAGAATGTCAGCAGTATACTGGAAGGTGCTCAACGGCGTTTCCTGCGGCGGGTGTAGAGAGGGTCGAGGGACCCGGTGCCGCCGCCACCAGCCTCTTGGCTAGTACCGCCAGCACCAGGAAGAAATTGGAGGAGAATGAGGTGGGTCAGGATCATATCTTGCTCTTGAAGCCTACGAGGGTCACAGTGACAGTCGAGGCGGCAGCGGAAGGGTCAGCGGCCACAGCGGTGTTGGCTGTACCGCCGAGAGGGGAGGCAAAGTGGTGGACACAACCGCTTGTAGCCGGGACCGGGAAGGTGGCCATCACAGAGCCTGCGGTGCCGTCCCGGAGGTCCACCGTTACGAAGGTGGCGGACGAGTTGGCAATGATGACATCGGTAATGTACGTCTTGACCCCTGCGCCTGCGGCAGCGATGACACTGGTGCTGGAGCCATCGGTGATTGCTGCCGTGCCCCGCGAGAGCGACTCCAAATTGCTGTTTGCCCGGACGATCTGCACACCGTCCACCCCAGCCATCAGGTTGGTCCGGTCGTTGTTGGCAACCAGGGTCACCCCGGAGAGGGCTGTGGTGGCCTTGGCCCCCATCTTGACCGGGTTGCCAGAGTCTGCGCTGTCGTGGGCCACGTCGCCCACTGCTGTGGCCGTGACGGACCCATCCACGGTCAGCGAGCTGCCGTTGTCGTCCACGGAGATCGCCCCACCGCCATCCTGCACGGTCACGGTGCCGTCAACGGTGAGGGTGGCTCCCCCATCGTCAACGGAGATCGTTGAGGCATTGTCGTCGACGTGGACCACGTTGGTGATGGTCGAGACCGTGGTCACGGTCCCCACGTTCCAGGTGCCGCTCTGCGTGGCGGCTACCGTGCCATCCACCGTCAGGGAGCCTGCGCCATCGTCCACCGAAAGGGTTGCGCTGTTATCGCCCACCTGGATCACAACCGACTCTGCAATCTTCACGGGAAGCCGCTTGCCACTCGCATCGTCTGTGTCGTTGGCCGTGCCGTCTGGCCCCCAGGTGACCTTGGTACGCGGGTAGAGGACCCCGCCAATATCGTCAGCGGCGAAGGTTGCGCCATCCTCGGTCCCAGCCGAGGCAATTACGTTGTCAGCCATGAGGGGTTATCCTACGCCTAGAAGGGTCAGAAAAGAGGGGCTTGCGCCTGCGGCGGCAGGGGAAAACACAATAAGCGGATTGTTCCAGTTCAGCTCGTTGACGTTCCCGGTCAGCCCGGCCTGGTACTGGGCAATCATCTCATCATCGGTCACAACACGATCAAACAGCCGAATGTTGTCTATCGACCCAGCAAAAAGTTGCCCGGAGGGGTGCGCCTGGCCGATCCAGAGGTCGTTAGTGCTGGCGCTCGGGCGGGCACTGAAGCCCACATCGTTGTCCTTCACGCCATTGATGTAGAAACGGGTCCGGGAACCGTCCTGGGTGACTGCCACCTGCCACCAAGCATTCGTGGTGATACTGCTGTTGGTGCTGGATTCGTTGCCACCAACGCTGTTATCAACCCGGTAGAAGACCAGCCCAAAGTTATGAATCCAGAACTCGTAGCCGTTTGTGTCCCCGGAGCTATCAACTTTCGAGAGAATCATCGGGCTGGCGGAAAGGTCCGTAGGGTATACCCAGGCCATAATCGTGAGGGGCACGCCGGTCAAGTCCAGTCGGTGACTGTCGATCACGCTCACATAGTCATCAGAGCCGTCGAAGCGAACTTCACCGTAGCCTCCGACGCGGGTGGTCGGCCCAAACCCGCTCGTAGCGGACGGAGCCCCAAAGTTTTGCATACTACCGGGATTCAGCCCAGTCAGGTCTATCCAGCGGGTGCCGCCCAACCGGCCTGGCAGAACCCGGTACCACGCAAGGAGGTTGCGATTCAGCGGGGCTTTCCAGTCAACAGGCTGACCATAATTGAGGAAACGAGCAAGCGTAGGAGATGAAAGCATCACATACCTTAGATTGACGTGTAGTACGCAGCAGTCTGCTTCAGAACCTGGTTGCCTGCGGTGGCGTTCAGGGCTACCCCCGTGTTGTGGGCAATGAAGAGGCCCCAGCGGGTGGGGCAGTGGCCGAACGCCTCGGCAACCGTGAGGCACTTCGGAAAGTAGGCGTTATTGGAGGTGGCATCGTTGGACGAGACGCCCAGGAGGGCAAAGGCCGAGTTCAGGATGTAGGTGTTGACAATCGTGGCAGCCGCGTCAGAGCCAGTAATCACATCTGGGTAGGTGGGCGTGTCCGTCAGGGCCGCGTACCCGTAGACCCGGATTTCCTTGTCTGCCGTGGGCGACGTGCCTACAGTAATTGTTGCCCCGATCCGGTAATCAATGTACTTGTTACTCGTGTTATTAATAACCGTGGACTCACGACCGGCCAGAAAGGTGGAGGAACTTCCCAGGGAAGCAATCGAGCAGGTGATCGTTGCTGTAGCCGCGTAGGCAATATTGATGTTGGCATTTTCACGGCACTCTAGCCACCAGGGGGCATAGCCCAAGCGGTGGAACATCCAGTCTGCGAAGCGGCGGGGGAGGGAGCGGCGCGGGGAGAGGAACTCAAAGTTGTGCCCCCGGTGCTTGGCCTCCCATTCCCACATTTCGGTCGTAAAGTCCTGGGGCGTGCAGCCCAGCCGGTGCCGGTGGCGGCAGTCCCAGCAGTAGGCGTCGAGGTCGATACGGACCCGCGCTTGGTCGGGTGAGGAGAGAGCACCTACCATCAGTTCGCCCTCGCCAGGTCCACGTCATGAGCATTCAGGTTGCCTTCAAACCCTAACTCGGCAGGGTCAGCCGTGGTGCCTGCCCCCGAGGTCCGCAGGAGCTTTTCGATACGGGTGGCGAGGCGGCGGGAGATTGCCAGGAGGTGGGCACGCTGGGCCTGGACCGCCTGCGTCGAGCCGGAGAAGATACGACTATATGCATCTTGCACCTGGGGGAGAGACGGGTTGATGCGGCCACTGGCAAACATCCGGCCCCAGGCATCAGCCTCGCGGGCTGTCTGGTTGATGTAGGTCGTCCACGACCAGACCGTGTCGTCTGAACTCGTGGCCTCGTAGATTTCCTGTTCCGTAAGTTTGGTCTTCCAGACCCAGTAATCTGGGATAACAAGTTGGTTATAAGCCGCAGCAATAATGAGTGATTGGTCTTGGTTGACCGGCAGACCACCCAGCACAGGATCGGCATTAATATCATTGCGGAGAGCAAGTAATTGGGCGGGGGTCATAGAGGCTCCTAGCTGAGGCTGGATTGGAGACGGGCGGCAGCATCTTTGAGGGACTGATGGATAGCAGCGTGGGCCGCTTCGGCCCGCTGACGCTCTTGGTCGAGCTTCTCAAGGAAGGCCGTGTGTTCCAGGCTGAGACGCTTCTCGTCGCTGGCATACGTCGCATTGAGCGTTCCCAGCTCGTTCTTCTTGCGCTGAAACTCGTTCTGAAGATTGACGATCTGGTTCTTCAGGTACTGCGCTTTCTCATCCAGAACGCGGACCTGTTCCTCGGCCTCCTTGCGGAGCTGAAGGACCTGCCCGACCTGATCGGCAGCCGTGTTGAGGTCGGCCAGCATGCGCTGGAGGGGCAGCAAGCGGGTGCAGGTGTCACGAAAGGCTTGTAAATCCATATTACCTCTGGCTTTGCGCCACGCAGATCACGTCAACGTCGGTGCCGGTGCCACCGGAGGTGCTGGGGCGGATAAGGAGGGGGTTTTCCAGGAGAACACGGGTGTCTTCATCAGTGACAGAAAAGGAGTTGCCTTCACCCCTGGAGTCGTTGAGGGTGTGCCAGGTGGTGCCGCCATCATTCGAACCTTCGATGACCACGGTGGCCCCACCAAAGGTGCCGAGGATGGTGATGGTCTTGTCAGGGTAGCGGGCTCCGTCGAGGGCCGTGCCGCTGTCCGCGTTGCCCAGGCCCTCCCACTTGGCCACGAGGATGCCCTTCTGGGGCATGGTCTGGTACCCGGAGATGGTGGCCACTAGCTTGCCCTCCGCTCAGCGTGCTTGCGGGCACGCGCATGCCCGGCCTTGTGGACGCCTTTGAGACGGAGAGGCATATCTTCGCTGCACTCCTCACAGGTCCAGGTTTTAAGCCTCGGGGCTTCAGAATCGTTTTTAAGGGGTTCGGGGAGGGGGTCCATGTCAGAAGACTCGGCAGAAATTTGAGGGGCCTTCTCGTCGATCCTGGAGGCTTTTTCGCCTATAAGCTGGGCACGGAGGGACGGGGAGAGGCGGTCGAGGGTTTCCAGGAAGGCAGCAGGCAGTTCCTCAAGGGACTGCACCTTGTCTTCCGGGAGTTCCAGGCCGACAGCGCGGCGGGTGGAGGGAGTGAGGCGGCGGTAGGAATCCCAGAACCAGGAGGGGTACTCGTCTCTGGGCAGGGGGTAGTCGAAGGACTGGTAGACCTCGCCCTGCTGGACGTAGACCTTCTGCCCGGCGTTGCAGAGGATCACGTAGTCGGCTCGGTGCCGGACCAGGGGGAGGCCGGACACGTCTTTGGTAATCTCGTGAGGGAAGAGGGTAAACGGCATAGGGGCTCCAAAGGTGGGAGGGTGGGAAGGGCTCCCACCCCTGGAAGAGGGCTACTGCCCGTGGGCGCGGAAATACAGCGTCTGGGTAGCCGGGGCGTGGGTCGTAGCCAGCTCGATCAGCTTGCCAAGGTACTTGGTCCCTGCTCCTGTATTATTTGTCAGAGAAAGGGAGACAGCCGTAGCCAGTGGATCACTCGTGGTATCCAGTGGGAAATCATCGACGGTAGCTGCACCAGCCGCAGACACGATAATCCCCTGGATATACCCACGAAGTTTGTGGTTGCCCTGGTCATACTTCCAGATAATTCCAGAAGCGTCGTCCTGGTCAACTAAAGACAGAGAAATCAACTGCTTCCGCATGCCGAAGGAGGCGAAGGAGGGGAGCGGGACCCCGTTGGCCGGGTAGGTCAGCGTGCCGTTGCCAAACTCCACCTTGCACAGGTTGTCCCGGTAGCGGTTGTCGCGGGTCGGGGTGACCACGGTGATGGTCACGTCAGTCGAGGCAAGAGCAGTCATGCATCACCTCTTAGGTCGTGGCCGTCATCGTGGTGGCGTCAGAGAGATCAACAATGTTGCCGGGCCGTTCGTAAACCGGCTCGACCCAGAGGCCGATGTGGACAGCCGTTGCGTTGGCGGAAGCATCGGTCACCTGGGCAATAACTTCCTGACCAGGGTAGACCACGAAGGGCTCATCCAGTTCCTCATAGATCACTGGCTGGGCGGAGCCTGCGGTAAACGTGTGGGACGTGGCCAGGTTGATGATACCCACCGTGCCGTCTGTGCGGTTCGTGTCGCTGCCCACCGTGGGACGAAGGTCAAACTTCACCACCCCGGCATCGCCCGGCGTGGCGTTCAGGGCAATCGCAATCATGTGGATGCGGTGCGGGACACACACGGGAGCCCACTGGGCGATGTCCGCTGTCGCGGCAACCGACACAGCGTCTTCGCCTGTGGTCTTCCGCATCAAAACTTCATATAGACCGTGAGCGT